ACAAGCAGAAAGAAATGGTAACAATTTAAGAAATAATTTTAACTTTTTAAGTTTTTATCCTTCAGTTAATCCAAAAGATATTACTACTAATTTAAGTACAGAAATAACTCATATTCCTTCTGGACAAAAAGTAGAAGAAAGTTCTTTGCTACAACAAGGATATGTAACACAAGAGGAAGTAAATCAAGATAATCCTTCTAATCCTAAACAAACTATAAGTGCAGCTGCACAATATTTTGCTGATGTATTTACAAGAGATACTAATTCATATGAGTTTCAAACATATGTAAATTATGCTCGTTTAGTTGGCATGACAGATGGATTCATTAGTCAAGATATGACTTTATCTTTAGAAGATTCTAATCCAATACGTCAACATTATGTAAATGCTTCTAATTATTTAGGTAGTGGTAACACAGAAAGTTTAGTTGGAAGTGTATCTTCTATATTGCCAAATGATTTAGCTAATTTAATAAAAGGTCAAATACAAAATGGTATTAGACCAAACATGCAAAGACCTGATATCAATGTTATTACACAAGAAGAAGCTAGATTAGACCAAAATAATAATTTAACTATTGATACTTCAAGACTACTACGTAATGCAGGTAATCAACCAGCCATAGGTGCTGGCTATATAAACTTAAGAAAATTAACTACCAATCAAACAGAACAATTCTTTTCTAAATCAGGATGGAATATATATAGCGATACTTATCCTAATAAAATTAAAAAGTCTTTAGATAAACTAGGTGTTAAATATGAAACACAAGGACCATCTGTTAACAGAATATTAGCAGATATGTTTGGTGAAGGTCCAAATTTAAAACCTGCTGTAACTATTGATAATGTATTAAATAGAGACTTTCATTCTAATAAATACTATGACGCACCTTTTGATGAATTAATAGAGCAGGAACAATTTACTATAGATGAAATTATATTCAGAACTAAATCTGAAATAGATGCAAGAAAAGGTAAACCTTTATTATTACAAACAGCTTTTAATAATAATTCAAAATTGCTTTATAGAGGTAAGCCAACTAAAAAACATTTATCAAGATTTAACGTACCTGTATTTACTTTTGATAGTAATGAACAGGTAGTAAAAAATCCAGCTAAGTATTCAAGCACACCATCTGATGCACAAAAGGCTAGTTATTGGAAAAGGATTACAGGATTCTTAGGCAACTTATCTCAAACTAAATACTTTAGTGGACTTGGTGGATTACCACAGTTAAAAGAGTTTATGAACTTACGTTATAGAACTGCTGGTGATATAAGACTAGCAGAGAAAGTAGCTGTAGATATGTATAACGATCTTGGTCCATATCTTAATCCTAAGAAAACAAACAAGAGTGAACAAGAGTTTAAACGTAATAGACGTGAGTTTAATTCATACATAGAAGGTGGTGTAGATGCAGATGCCTCACTTATAACCGATGAGAACCTACGTAAAGTTGCAGTAAAAAGTAAACAATCAATAGATAGAGTAGGAATACAGTTAGTAAATGCTGGATTGCTACCAAGATCAAAGTTTGAAGAAAATAGAGGAAGTTATCTACCTAAGTTATATATGAAACATATACTTGATAATCCGAGTGGACAGAAACTAGCATACTTAAAGAAAAGAAAAGAATTAACAGACGAAACTAGAATGATACTAGGAGACATACAAGAATTGTCACCTGAGTATAGAGTATTAGCTGGTATACAAAGACCTTTAAGAGATATGGCTATATTAGATTTCTTTAATCAAGTTTCTAAGAATCAAAATTGGGCATTGCGTGATAAAGATATGCTTGTTGCAATAGAACAAGATGGTCAAACACAAAAGGTAAGTGCCTTGTGGTTACTCGAAGAATCAAAAAGATTAAGAGAACAAGCTGATTATTTTAGACAAGGCGAACCAGAACAAGCTGCAAGAATGGAATCATTAGCCAAACAATATGAAGATTTAGGCAAGCCAGTTGCAGAGTCATTAGGATATGGCAATGATAATCCTATTGATGACAGATTTAAAAGATTACCTACAAGTAAACAATACGGAATGCTTAGAGGTGTTGCTGTAAGAAAAGAAATATACGATGACGTAGTAGGTACTTTTAGTATGGGTGATACTGATAATGCATTTAGTAAAACTATAGCTGCTTTAGAAAAAGGAACAAGTATATGGAAGCTTCTTAAAGTACCATTGAATCCACCTACAGTAGTACGTAACGTAGGTTCTAACATGATACTTATGAATCTTGTAGGAGGTATACCTATACATAAAGTTATACCAAGAATGAGACAAGCTATTGAGCAAATAAGAACTGATGGTAAGTATTGGAAGATAGCAGAAGACTTTGGCATACAAGGAACAGGGTTTACAGATGCTGAAATGTATAGAGTAAGTGAAGAGTATTTAGATTTATTACAAGAACAAGATGCATTAGGACCCGTAGCTAAATTTTTTAGATTGCCAAAAATATTAGTACAAAAAACATTTAAGAAAGCTGGAGATATATATCAGTTTACTGAGTCAGTAGGTAAGACAGCTATCATAATAGATGCAATGGAAAGACAAGGCATGACAGACTTTGATGCTTTTATGTTGGCACAAAAATCTTTATTTGATTATTCAGATGTACCAGCAGCTGGTAAATTATTTAGGAAAGCACCAATAGGTATGCCTTTCTTTACATTTTATTACAAAGCTTTTCCAGCATTAGTAGAGACTGCTATTAATCATCCATTTAGATTTGCACCATATGTAGCATTATCTGCTGGTCTTACTGCACTATCTGCATATGCATTTGGTTTTGAAGATGATGAAGAAAAAAAATTACAGAAAGGTTTAGAGCCTTGGCTTGCAAAAAGAACTGGTGTTTATGTATTGCCATACAAAGATTCTGAAGGCAGATATCAATTTTTAGATATAGGTTATTTCTTTCCTTGGACTATGTACACAGATGTAGTTAGGGATGCTGCTAATGGTGATTTTTTTGAAGCACAAAGAACAACAGGATTTTTATCAGGACCTTTTGCAGATATATTCTTAGCAATAAAAACAAACAAAGACCCGTTTACACAGAGAACAATATGGGATGAACGTGATCCTGTAGAAGATAGAATACAAAATACATTGTGGTATATGTATAGTTTAGGTATGCCATCATGGTTAACACCTAATGGTGCTATAAGTAAAACTGCTAAAGCATTACAAGATATACCTAGACCTACAGGATCACCATCAGATACTGTGCCACAAGCATTGCTAAGATTTGTTGGAGTAAATGTTTATGGACTTGATCCTGTAGAAACAAGAAATAGAAATGTTAAAAATATGAGACAAGAAATTCTTGATATACAACAAAGATTTAAGTATGCAATGGCTAATCAATCTTATACAGAAGAAAAGAAAGAAAGATTAAGAGTCAGATACATGCAAATGATAAAAGAAAAAGTAAATTTACTACAACAATATAAAATAGATACAGCTATACCAAGACATATATTAGAAAGGGAGAGTAAGTTCCAAGATGGATAGAGATAAATTAGTAAAAGAAATAATACAAGACGAAGGGTTTGAGTATGAGATATACCTAGATCATCTAGGTTATCCTACGTTTGGAGTAGGTCATTTAATAATACCTAAAGATGAAGAATACAGAATGGATGTAGGTACACCAGTATCTGAAGAAAGAATACTACAGTGTTTAAACGCTGACATAGATATAGTATGTATGGAGTTAGATAGAAACATGTCATGGTGGAAAGACTTAGATGATAATAAACAAAGGGTCATGGCGAACATGGCTTTTAATCTAGGTCTACCTAGATTGGGAGGTTTCAAAAAATTTTTGAAGGCTATGGAGGAAGGAGATTTCCAAACAGCCTCTGTCGAAATGATGGACAGCAGGTGGGCTACACAGGTAGGTGACAGAGCGAAAAGATTAAGAGATAGAGTAGCATCATGACAGAAGCATTTGATCTGATAGCTAAGTTAGGACTGCCTATAGCTAGTGGATTGATTATGGCTTTCTTTATATTCCTAGTAATGAAACAACTTATGGATGGTCTAGTAGATGAGATCAAAACTATAGAAGGTATATCTAAGATGCTTATAACTAGAGCATCAACAATGAACAACGATATTATACGTATAGATACTAGTGTATCTAGCGCACTTAATATGTCACCAGACTTAGAACGGATAGCTAGAGCAGAGAACTTCGTAGAGGATGGCAGTATAGATGCAAGGCGAGACTGATGGATATAGCAAAGATAGTACAAGACTTTGGTTTTCCTGTGGTTATGGTAGTAGGTCTAGGATATTTCGTATACTTTGTTTGGCAAACTATAACCAATAGGATAGACCCAGCAGTTGCCGAAATGAAAATGACAATCATCAGGCTTACCGACCAGCTTAGATTGCTAGATCAAGACATGATACGTCTACAGCAGAAGGTCAATACAGTTTTAGAACTAAGAGAACAAGATGAAAAATCAAAACAGACCCGATGAATTACTGCTGATATCTTCCATAATAATAATTATGTTTGTTGTCTTATCTGTACAAGCAGATGAAATGACACACAAGTTTAAGAACCCTAGTTTCTCAGGGGTTGGTACCTCAAGTCATTACTTAACTATAGAGAATCAAGAGTTCAATAGGAAAGAAACTATACGAGAAGAGATCAGGGCATATACAGAAGACCTAGAGAGAGAGGCTGAAAACACTACGTTGGCTAGGTTTATACGTAACTTAGAGAGTAGAATATATGCACAACTCAGCAGACAGTTGGTTGATAGTTTGTTTGGTGAGACCGCATCTGATTTCGGTACGCTAGAATTAGAAGGTAACACCATAGAATATAGAGTAGAAGAAGATAAAGTAACACTAATAATTACAGATGAAGAAGGCAATACTACAGAAATTACTGTACCTCTTGGTTCCTTTACTTTCTAATTGCGCTTTAATAGTAGACCCATTGGGTAATGGGATACCTCCAATAAGAAGTATTGAGTCAGCAGAGGTTGGTGCTTTACTTACTAACCTTTCAGAAGTAGATACACCTATAAAGAAACCTGTAGTAGCTGTATATCCTAATTCTTTTAAAGACGATACAGGACAACGAAGAAGTAATAGTCAGTACGCAAGCTTTAGTACAGCTATTACACAGTCACCTGATGCTTATCTAATACGAGCATTGAAACATTCCAATGTATTTAATGTAGTTGAACGTAAAGGTTTAGATAATCTTACTAAAGAAAGACAGATTATACGTACTACTAGAGAAAACTTTGATGAAAAACAAAAGGTAAAACCTTTATTGTTTGCTGGAATACTTATGGAAGGTGGTGTTGTAGGTTATGAAACTAATGTTAAGTCAGGTGGTGCAGGTGCAAGATACCTTGGTATAGGTGGTTCAAAACAATACAGACAAGACTCCGTAACTATATCTTTACGTACAGTATCAGTCAGTACAGGTGAAATATTGATTGAAGTATTAGTAACTAAGTCAATTCTTAGTGCTTCTATAACACAAGATGTATTTAGATTCTATAACAATAATACTGAATTAGTTGAAATTGAGAGTGGTATAGTAGAAAATGAGTCTATAAACATTGCTTTACAGATGGCAGTAGAGACAGCGGTTTTACAAACAATAGAGGAGGGCTATGCAGAAGGCTATTGGAAACATGAAAATAATATTAAACAGCCTAGTTGTGATGATGAGTGTATCTCTGATTTACGGGGCTGACAATGAGATATTTATAGACCAGTCAGGTGCTACATCTAATTTAGATATAGAACAGGTAGGTGGTAGTGGTAATATAATTGGTGGAGCAACTGCTGCTGCTGGTTCTATGACAGCATTAGATATTGATGGTGCGACTATGACCTTAGATATATTACAGAAAGGTAATACAAATAAATTCCTTGGTGATATATGGGCAGATAACTACACAGGTTACTTCTCTTTTATAGGTGATACCAACACATTTAATATGTCTACAGATGAGACCAATGCTACAGGTGCAGATGGTTCTAATGTAAATGTACAGGTTACAGGTAATACAAATACGTTTACACTCAATCACGCTATGACTGCACTAGCAGCTAACTTAGATTTAGATTGGACAATACAAGGTTCAGGCAACTCAATAACTTCATCTATAGATGTAGATGGTGCTACAAACTTTATGGATATAGATGGTAGTGATAATACAGTTACCTATGATGGGGATGGATATGCTGGAGGTTACTTCTACTTAGATCATACAGGTAGTACAAGAACATTTAATATAGATCAGGAGTCTACATCAGATAATGACTGGCTTAAAATTACATCTGTTGGCTCTAGTGGTACTGTCTGTGTTACTCAGTCAGACGCAACTACTTCATTCATCTGTTGAGATAGGCTCTATATCTGAAGTAAGAGGCAATGCACAAGTCCTTAGAGACAAACCTTATGGTGCTGAACTAGCATTTAACATACAACAAATGGATGATGTCCGTACAGAAACGGGCAGAGTTGCCATAACTTTTGCGGATTCTTCTACAGTAAAACTTACAGAGCATTCTAAGTTAGTAATAGATGAGTACATCTATGACCCTGACCCATCTAAATCAAAGATGGCACTTAAGTTTGCTAGTGGTACAGCACGTTTTATTACAGGCAAGTTCAATAATAAAAGCAACATATCTATACGTACACCTACAGCTGACATAGCTATAAGAGGTACAGACTTTACATGTACAGTAGATGAACTAGGAAGAAGTTTAGTTATATTATTGCCTGATAAAAATGGTATATCTAGTGGTGAAATTATAGTGTCTACCGGTATGGGTAGTGTAACTTTAAATAAACCTTATCAAGCTACTACAGTATCTGTTTACGAAAACAATCCTACTAAGCCTGTTACCTTAGACATATCACTGGACTTGATAGATAACATGTTGATTGTTAATCCTCCACAAGAAGTAGAACAATCAATAGAAGAATCACAAACACAATCTACAGTAGACTATTTAGAGTTTGATGATCTTGATATAGATTATCTTGCCGAAGATTTCTTAGATGCAGAAGCAGAACTAGAGTTTACTGAACTAGATATTAACTATTTAGATGTAAACTTTCTTGAAGATTTGTTAAATGTATTAGATGCATTAGCTATAACCAAGGAAGAAGATGCACTCAAGCAAGGTGGTGTTGGTATTCGTATAGCTGGTACAGATATAGGACAAGACAAAGACACACAGATTACAACCATAGTATCAGGACAGAACATAAGTCTTACAAGAACAGTAAACCAAAGTGTTAAACTAAACTTAGATGGTTCTGATAGTTATACAATTATACTCATACAAGATGGTGTATCTAATACAGTAAAAATTAATGGTGGTTCATCAACAACAATAACAATTAAACAAAGTTCAGGATGAAAAAAAGTATTATATTTATAGGTTTATTTCTTACATTAGGTTCAGTCTATGTGTATCAGCCTATAGCTTACGAGATATTAAAACTTAAAACCTTTGATTCATTTGTAAAAGATCAAGAACCTTCAGGTTATTTTACTGTACTTAATATAACTGAAGATGATATAACTAATGAGGGCGGTTATCCTTTACCAAGACAAAGGCTTGCAGAGGTGCAATCGCAGTTGATACAGAAGGGGGCTTTAGGTATTGGCTGGGTAATCGCCTTCCCCCAGCCAGATAGATTTGGTGGTGACATAGAGTTTAAACAATCTTTAGAGCAAGCTGCGTCCGTGCTGGCAATGTTTGAAGGTAACAATGGTTTATATCCACCTACTATTGGTACTGTAATACTAGGCGATGACATAGGCGGGATGACTATAGAAGGCGTGATCCAGAATATTGATATGTTTAAACAATCAACAGCCCAAGGATTAGCTGTTGCCCGGACTGATGTAGATAATCTAATACGAAGGTTGCCTTTATTAATGCGTACACCTGATGGATGGACACCAGCCTATGGAACAGAAGTATTAAAGATACTTGCCGGTGCAGATACCTACGTTATAAAAACAAATGATAATGGATTAGAAGAGATACGAGTTAAAGGTTTACCTGCTGTACCTGTAGATTCATTAGGTCGTAAATGGATTAGTTGGGTTGATACACCACAAACAGACTTAGCAACTATGGATGTACAAGATAAGTTTGTGTTCATAGGTTTTACAGCAAAAGGTATTATGCCTCAGTTGGCTACACCTGTAGGTTTATTAGAGCCACATAAAATACAAGCAAGTCTAGCTGAAAGTATACTAATACAAGACAGTCCTTATATACCTGACTATGCATTAGCATTAGAGGTATTAATATTCATTGCCTCTACTGTATTTGTTTGGCTTGTATTAAACGTGTTTGGTATTACCTTAGGGATATCATTCTTTGCTATAGTTTTTTTATCTACAGCTACTTATGGAGTTTATACTATACAAAATGGTGTACTATTAGATGTAACATGGGCTTTAATATCTCAATTTATTACAGGAAGCGTTGCTTTTTATGTAAGATTTAGAGAACAATATAAGTTAAGACAACAAATAAAGAAACAATTTGAACATTATCTTGACCCTAGACAAGTCAAACAACTACAAAAAAATCCTAGCTTATTAAAGTTAGGGGGAGAAAAACGATATGCTACCTTCTTATTTACTGATGTTCGGGGATTCACCTCTATGTCGGAGACTCTCGAACCGGAAGACGTTACCTATATTATGAACAAAGCTTTAACTGCACAACAAAGTGCGGTGCAAAAGAATGGTGGTATGGTAGATAAATATATAGGCGATGCCATGATGGCAATATTTAATGCACCTATTAATCAAGACTTCCACGAAAACAAAGCCATAGATTGTGCTGTAGATATCCAGCGTAACATGGAAAGTTTAAACATAGAGTTAATGGACCGGGGTATCCCGGCTGTAGCTATTGGTATAGGTATTAATACAGGCTATGCAGTGATAGGTAACATGGGTAGTGAATCTAGGTTTGACTATACTGCTATAGGTGATGCAGTAAACATAGGTGCTAGGTTAGAAAGCGGAACAAAAGAAGCTGGCGTTGATGTATTAATAGGTTATAACACTGCCATAAAGAGTGATTATGAGTTAACATTATTAGAACCTTTACAAGTAAAAGGTAAGGAGAAACCACTAGATGTTTACACATTATAGAAAATGGGCTGCGCCCGCACGTGCTGCTGAAGATGTTTAAAATAAGTATTGGACTTGCATTTCTCCTGATCATATCTGGTATCTGGATATACAGTTTAAACGGAACCATATCGCAGCTTCAGGCAAACCAGATTGTTTTAGAAACTGAAGTCACCAAACAAAACGAACAGATCAAAAAGAATTTAGAACAACAAGCACAGACTTATGCACAGATAGATAGCCTGACAAAAAAGAATCAGGACTCTATGCGAGAAGTAAACGCACTCAAACAAACATTCGCTAAGCATGACTTAGATAACCTTGCCCTAGCAAAACCCAAGATGATTGAAACTAGAGTCAATAGAGCGAGCAAGAGAGTGTTCGATGATCTAGTTAAGATCACTAACCCTACACAATTTGATGAGACAGATGAAGAAACTAGTAATACTGATTAGCTTTTGCCTGTTGGCAAGTGGATGTTCGTTGATGAGACAGGCAGTCAAGCCTATAGAAGTGGTTAACATAGAGGAGAGACCGCCTATGTTTCATCCTCCATTGCCTATAGAAATGCAGATGCTTGGATTTGATTGGGAGGTTTTAACACCTGAAATTATGAAGGAGTACCTTACCCTTGTCGAAGAAGGTAAAGCACCTAGACAGGCTTACTATGCGCTGACAACGAAGGATTACGAGAACATCAGCAACAACATGGCTGAGATCAAGAGATACACAAGGGATATCCTTGCCATCGTAGAATACTACAGAGACTTAGACGAGTAGATTACTTGGCTCTCCATATCCTATAACCATTAAGATCAGTACCTCCTAGATGGGAAGTATCTGATCTTCTTACTGTAACTTTCCAACCTAAACGCATCATTGCATGTCTGTATCTTTCTGAATCTTTTTTATTAGGAACCCATATAGAGTCACCTACTTCCATGTTCTCTATATCTTTCCTAGTTTTTGATCTTGCGTTTTCTATTGGTATATCTTTTTCTATTTCTATTTTCATTTGTTTTCCTTAAGGTGTGTAGCTAGGTAGTGCATGGTGGTTTAGTTCTCATTTACTTTTAGTCCTAACCTTCTAGTTATCCACTCACTCTGTTAACTTAATGACGACATGAGTGTGAAGGATTTTACAAAGACTCACTCCTACCTAGCTATACTTTTATCTTCCTACTGCCTGCATAAATTCGTTTATATGCTCAGTCAATTTTGTTTGTCCATCTTTGTTTTCTTTTAAATCTTTACGACTCAAAACACCACAGACATTTCTTATTACATCTGACGCATAGGTCTCATCGTTTTCTTCTGACTCGTCCACAGAGTACAACTGCAACCATCGCTCAGAGTTTAAACGTATCCAACTTATGTAGCTGGGGTCACGACATATCAAACACGCACGTTTAAATGCACGTTCACCTATGGTTACTTCCTCCGGCACAACAGGGTAATCAGATTCATCTTCCATCCTGACAATACCCAACATATATCTAGCACCTATCGCACTCACAGATAATTCTTGTGTTAATAACTTAGGCACATCATCAGGGTGTATAAGGAACGATACTACTGTACCCTCCCTCGTCTGCCTGTATGCATGTTTCTTTGCCTCAACACCTTGTAAGGCTTTCTCAAGTACATCTTTACCTACTGTCATACTGCATCCTCCTTGTTGTACTCAGTACAAGGTATCAAGTCCAATCCATAATCCTCGTAGTTATCTTTGTGAGGAAGCCAATTCTCTTCTCCCTCTTCGATGATTTGATCTAGTGACCAAGCACCTATTACATCATCTAAGACTTCATACTGTTCTTTTGTAAGCGGTTTCCAATCATAAATAGAAACAATCCTCATGCCTCCCCACCAATCATTATTACTGTCTTGTTCAATATAATGAAACTGCCATGCAAGAAAACATTCTTCCCAAAAGTTTTTATTGTTTCTTAAATCTTCATGGGTCATTGTGGTTTCAACAGGAACATAATCATAGTATTCGTGATCTCCATCCCTACACATATCTTTTATTAAAAAGTAATTCATAGCCATAAGCCTATCTCCAATTCATTAATGTCATGTAACACGTCATCAGGCAAGAAGTAAGCGTGTCTGTTTGTACCCTGTGGGTCACTCCAATACTTCTTATCCTTGCCATCAGCACCCATAATCCACCCCTTGATATAGAACTCAGGGGGGTTTGCATATACAAGCACGTAAGGTCTGTCGTCCTTATCATCGTCATGTAGTATCAATCGTTTCTTACTGTGATCTACTGTGCGTACTTGTAACTTCTGCACATCATCCGCCTGATAATCACCAAGCGAACCACTCCACCACAAGCCACCCCACTTAGCAACACAAGCCTCGCCCATAGTGCCATAGATGTTGATTGCCCATGCAGTCATGTCTTTAGGCGCACCATACTTAGGTGTACGATTGTCTCGTAGATTCTGTACCATACGCATAAGTCCTTGTTGTCCTGCTGTTAACATTTCAGCAGGTGTCAAAGTAACTTTTATTTCTTGTTGAACTCTTTCCATTTCTCGTTAACCCACTCCAAAGGGTCTATACCTTCCATCGCCCACCATCTATTCTCATTACCATGAGCATGTAATTGGCGGTGATGTTCTTCACAAAGAGGAACTGCGAACTGATCTCCTGTCCGCCTCATTCCTCTGCTACCTTCCATAATGTGTGTAAGGTGATGTGCCTGCGAAGGTCTACTACAAACTAAACAACCATGTGAACGTACAAAAGATAAATACTTTTGTGAACGTATCTTGTCTGCCCAATCGTTAGAAGGGGATGTCGTCATTAGATGGTTTAAACGAGGTATCAGAACCTACTGCTGTGTTTTGTGTACCGCTTGATTGATAACCAACCTGCTTTGGTTTAGGTGTTCCTTGATAGTATGTCTTACCACCATCTTTGGAAACCTTCTTCCAACTGTTAGCTTCCAAGTCAGAGCCATTAAGAGTAAGACTAACTAAGTAATCAGGTCTCTTGTCTCCTTCTTCTTTGCGATTGTTTTTGTAGATACGTAGCTTGTGTTCCTCTCCGTTTACACGAAAGAACACGCTCACATCTATTGCACTATCAGCGTTCTCATTGTTGGGAAATATCCTTACGCTATCAGGGTATTCGTTTTCCATATTTTTTCTCCATTAATTAAACAAGTGGTAGTTTTTTAGTTACGAAGAACACTACCAACTTCTCCAACGGCTACATTAACTATCAGGTCTTTTAAGTGTCCGCCTACACCTTTGTGTGGTTAGGGTAAAGAGTTCGCAATTTTATCTTCACATTTCCTAGGTCGAACACCTAACTACACAAGTTATACTTCATCTTGATCAATGACTTCTCTGATCTTCTTCAACTCAGCTACTGCCTCATCAAACTTTTTCTTATCTTGCCTTTGTAACTGTGCAGTCTTTTCTGCACCATCTAACCAAAGCCTTTCTACTTCAAGAACAGTATCTTTTCCCCTTGCCTCTTCAAGCAAGTTATCTATGAACACATGCAAATCTTCTGCCTTGCTAGGCTCTTTTACTTTGCCACCTTTCTGTACCTGTGGCTCAGCACCCACGTGATCTGTGTCTGCTATCTGTCCATCATCATCTACATCTGTAGCTATGTTAAGCATAGAACTCAAGGCATATCTACGCATGTAAGTAAGCGCAGAACCTAATGCTTGTGCGCCATCACGCTGTTGTCTTAATGGCAACTCACTCTCTATCCACTCACCACTGCTATGCAGTAGCCTAGTGATTAAAGTATTGCCTCTGTTACTTACGATTGGTATTTGCACAACAGATAAACCATGCTTACTAGTTATAGGAACTATAACTTTTAATATGTCAGCTAAGTCAGCGTAACTATACTTGTAGCTTTTGCCATCGTGTGTACGCACCTCAACTGTTTTCGTTTTAGGTATAGTAGGGAACTCTGATTGTGCTTCTGCCAATGCTTTACCTAACTCACCTAGTGTTTCACTTGTACGACTAGACACACTTACCTCGCCTGTACTTTCATTAATCATTTCCATTCATTTCTCCTTGATATTGGTCACAAAATGCAGACACATCACAGAACTTCTCACAACGAATTGCTTCGCCTTTACGATGTTCTATAACATAATCTTCGTGTTCCTGTAAAAATTCGTCAGCCTCTTCCTGTGTGTCATAGAGTTTAAACGCTCTCTTACCACCGGATTTCATCACCGCAAACTTGTCAGGTCTCTTCCATCTTTCCTCGTCTGTACAATCAGGCAGGGTGATAGAAGATAGCTGATGCGCCTCCACTCTGTCACGCACAAATTCTTCTTGTTCTGCAAAAGTCCATAGGTCTATGTCAGTTACAGTCACTTCACTTTGTGGGTAAGAGGGATTTCTTTCAGCCTCAAATGAGGAATGGTCACGTATGATATTAACAATCTGTAGTTGGGTTACTTCCCTACCATTCTTGCGAGCAAGCCAAGCATAAATGTTTAGTTGCTCTACATCACTACGTCTACCATTCATCACGGCATAAGCCTTACGGGTTTTCCAGTCCATAATTGTTACACCTTGAGGGTCTAATCTTTGTACATCTATTTGACCTGATACTGTCCATCCACAACACTGAGCAAAGTATCTTTGCTCTAAGATATAACCATCTAGTGTTCCTAATTCTAGGATATGATGCACCGCTCTTCCAAACAGAGACCACACTTGCTTGGATACATCTACTACGATTTGATCGTCATGTTGATATGCTAGGTGCGCTTGTCTAGGTGGCTTGAGTAGTCCAGTTGCAGATATGTCAGCCTTGCCACGTGAATACGTATCACGGACTACTGCTTTCGCAAAAACATCCGGAAGATTATTCTCATTGCTATACTTCATATTACACTCTCTGCATACAAGGTATACACTTTAGTATAAGATGTCAAACATTTCTGTAAAATAAAATAAAAGGGAAGAAAAATAAAAATGAACTTTAAAAAATTCTCCCCTCTTACCAACTAGAGTAATGTATATGAATACATTAAATTGTAGTAACTTTAAAAAAGTTCTTGCAATTAAAATACATTCTATAGTATTTTGTAAAAGAGACAAGCGGAGGGGTAAGACCATAGCACTTGTCATTAAATGGTTACTATGGGATTCATACACAGCCAAATGCGAGACCGAAAGTGTGAACGCAGTATGACTTAAAGCACTATTCTTTAAGTATGTAGCACACGAATTAGACACTAGGTGCAGTAGTCTAATGCCATCAGCGATGTCCGAGAAGATTAGCATGGTATCTAGGTCACACCCTTGCATTAGCAGGGGATGTGAAACCTATGCCATAACTCAATCCTCAAAGAATAGCATGAGAGTAAGTCCATAAATAAACTGGAGAAAAAAATGGAAAATGAATATGCCTTTGAAGGTGTTGTAATCAGACTTAAAAAGACTGACTATGACAAATGGCTTAAAACCTTCACAAATATCCCCAACTTAGATGCAGTCCTTATGTCAAGGGATGTATGGTTATCAGAAGAGGCTGACGATAAAGCAAGAAAGAAATGGTATATGTCTACTGTTAACTATCTTGTTAATGTTGATGCAAGATTCAAGGATAAGAATAAGAAAGACGAACAAGGAAGAAGGCTTGGAGAAAATGGCAAGCATATATTTAAGAGGATGCCATGAACGAAGTTAAGCTAAGCAAAACAATAGACCAACAACTCAACGATAAACAAATATTTTTAAGGCACTATGATGTAGGGCAACAAAAAACTACTTGTCCTGAGTGTTCACATGACAGAAAGAATGCACGTGACTTGTGTTTATCAATCAATATAAATGAAGAAGGCGCACGATGGCGATGTCACCATTGCTTGTGGGAGGGTAACGCATGGAAGGAATCATTAAAGAGACCGCCACAGATTAGAAAGGTTGCGCCCAAGAAACCATCCATAATACCCAATACAAAAAGTGTGCGAGGTACATGGGCAGAACAGTTCTTGAACGAGCGTGGAATAGATACGGACTTTGCTGACAAGCATGGGGTAGGTGTAGTCTCACATTTTGTTAACAACAAACGACAAGACTGCATAGCCTTCGTGTATAAGAATGAAGAGGGAGTGCCTGTAAATATAAAGTTTCGCACACCCGACAAACACTACGCTCAGCTACCTGATTGCGAGAGAGTACCCTACCTAATAGATAGTTTAAACACAGACGAAGATACGATCCTTATCTGCGAGGGAGAAATGGATGCCCTCACATGGAAACTTATTACTGAAAACGTAATGTCTATACCCGATGGTGCAAGCGATAGGAAGATGGATTGGCTAGGAACTTTTGACTTCAACAAATACAAAAGAATATATCTTGCCTTAGACAACGATGATGCAGGTATACAATGCAGAGAAGAGTTGGCAAGAAGAATAGGTAGAGAAAGATGTTTCACAATATCCTATCCTGAAGATTGTAAAGATGGCAATGAGATACTGTGTAAACATAACAAGACCATGCTCAAGCAGTGCTTTGAAACTGCCGAGCCATATCCAATCAAGTCTTTGTATACTGCGAATGGATTCATGGAAGAAGGGTTGCAGTTGTATAGAGGTGGACTACGCAAGGGTTTATCAACAGGCATAGAGACACTTGATGAAATATTTCTAGTGCGCCCATCAGAAGTTACGATCTGTAGTGGTGTACCAAACTGCGGTAAGTCAGAGTTCATAGATGCGATAGCTGTAAACATGGCACGTGATCACGATTACAAGTGGGCAATATGTTCCTTCGAGAATCCTGTATCAGAACATTTAAACAAGCTTGCTGAAAAGCATGTAGGTAAACCAACAAGAGATGGGTTGACTCCTAAGATGGATGAAGAAGAGTTGCTAGATTCTTATGACTGGTTGGCACAACACTTTTTCTTTATCAGATCAGAGGATGAATCGCCTACGATTGATTGGTGTCTTGAGGCAAGCACGAGTGCAGTCCTAAGGTATGGTGTGAACGCAGTTATCTTTGACCCATACAATGAGTTCGATCATCAAAGACCACAGGGTATGACAGAGACTGAGTACGTGAGTCAGATGATGAGCAAGATTAAAAGGTTTGCCCTTACGTATGGTGTGCATGTGTTCTTTGTAGCACATCCGGCTAAGATGAGAAGGTCAGCCGATGGTGAGTTCCCTCTAGTAGAACCTTACGACATTGCAGGTAGTGCAAACTTTGCAAACAAGGCTGATGTCATACTGATTGTAGAAAGAGACTTCACGCAGGGGAGTAGGGATGTCAGGATACACACGAAGAAGATGAGGTTTAAACAGTCAGGAAGTTTGGGTATGGTGGACTTGGAGTATGACCCTATCAGTGGGCGATACTCCAAAGCTTTTGGATACCCGACTATTTAGATTTCTTTCTAATAACTTTAGTCTTAGATTTTTTAGCAGGTGCTTTCCCGCCCACCCATGCCTCGTTTACATCAGGTGTGGATGGGTCATCTGCTACAAACTTTCCTTTGATAGTTCGTTTGCGTACAACTGGCTCATCAGATTTATAGTTTCCACCATATATATCTTTGCCTTCCTCTTCTGCTGTATCAACTTCTTCAACAACTTTATCTACAGGTTTTTCTATAAACCAATAATTAATCCACGATTTAACTTTACTCAACATAATTTTGCTCCTTTGTTTTTAAATTTATTAATCTTTGTAAGTCATGTTTCTCTACAATAAAATCCAACTCTTTACTCTCTTGTTCATTCCACATACGGAATAGTTTATACACATATTGTCGTGACACACCTACCTCACTGGCAATTTTATTACCATTGATTCCTTCTGCACGTAACTGCCTGATCATATCAGTACGCTTTGCGCTTTCGGGAGGGTTAGGAGGTTGACACAATGCATCATACTCATGTTGTGGAAGGTTCAAGCTAAGCTGATACCTTATCGTAGAGACTGGTTGCAAGATGATGTTCGCTATCTGTGTTAGCGAGTCACCACGCTTGCGTAATTCTATGGCTTGTTCAAGCCAGTATGGGGATTTATTTCTTCTTGGCATTGTTTTCCTCTGCTTGTCTCATAGCACTGTCTATGATGTCGTCCAACTCTGCATTGGTAGCAGGCTTGCAACCATTCATTAGTTGTTTCGTTTTAGATATATCCTCTGCCGTTTTGATCTCATCTACTAGAGCATCCATATCATTTAGCTTTTGCCGTGATGCTTTTAATTGCTCTGCTTGTTTGACTACACCACGTGGGTCGCCTTCAAGTATGTCCTTACCTGTGATGTACCTATCATGTGCATTTGTAAACCACAAAGGCGAGAACGTATCAAGATCATTCTTTGCTATAAGAGATATTAATTCTTCAAACCACATAACATACCTACGGACACAATTAACACCTTGATTCGTTATGTCAAATATCCAGTGGCTCTCAGCCATAGACCTTAAGTCCTCTTTGCTCATCGTCTGCCTATACCTACCTGTCTGCACCATGTGATACACATTCGATGTGTCACTGAACTTCTTGAACTCCTCACCCCTAAGTATGGGGTCGTTAGCACGCTCTCTTCCTACGATGATTACCTTCTTAGGTAGCACAACTATTTCTTTCTCTTGCCTGTTGTTGTAGGCACAGATGATGTCTGTCTTACGTACCATGCCTTGTAACAATATGTATTGTTTATCTATTGCCATACGTAACGCAAACTTCTCAGCTACCTTTCTATCAGTAGACCACGAACACCCTTGCTCATTGAATCCATGACAACCCCTGAATACTGCGAACTCATCAGGCAAACTGTCAAAGAAATCCCTGTCCACTTTTTCTAGTGTGTGTAAACGAGACTGATCCTGCAACATGTCGAAGTTGTATCCCCATTCATCGTACTCAAACATGTCATTGATGTGATCTATATAGTCGCTTGGATTCTCAATAGTATTCCACCATCTATGAAACACAGTCCAAAAATTGAGAGGTATTACCTGCTTGTGTAAAGCATGCAGTGCCTCAATCCTATGTGGCTTGTCCACATGTATCATCAATTCTTCTATGTCTTTCAACTGTTGTTTTGTTTCTTCTTTATTCATAATTTTCCTATAAGGTGAGGACGAATGAGGAGATAGTAGTAATTTAAATTCATCCGCCCTCGTTGTTATTTATTTTCTATTGCATCGTGTACTTGTTTTGCAATCACGATACCCCAAAGACAATCGGATTCAAGAGACCTGTGTAGCCATTGGTTTGCACTGTTTAAACGCTGTTGCTTCATCTGGTACTGCTCAGGTGTTGTAAAATCAACTGTTACTTCTTTCGGTTTGATGCGCCATGCCATAGGTTTCTTTACAGACTGCATGACAATGTATCCTCTGTCTCTAGTGCCTTCTTCAAGAAACTTATTAATGAATCCTGTTCTTTTTGCAGGTACTGCATAGCATCATCATGTCCCCATTCATCAGGCATATGCTCTATGAAGTCACTACTAACTGACAAAGGTTTATCTTCAATCAGTTCAAGAAAGGTTTCTATGCCCTCTTTATTAAGAGTTCCTTCATCATCTAGCATGGGTAACACATCAGTCCACCATGACAAACCCATTGCCCACAGCACACTACCTGAGTTGTACGAGTCCCTGTAATACACATCACCCTGTACATATATCTTATCGTACAAGGGTTCAAGCTGTTCATGTGAGGGATGATCACCCAACTCATCTAACAACACCCTATGCTCTGCCATTCTTTCATCGTATGCTTTCGTCATATATACATCTGCACCCATTACACTTTCTCCTTATTTTTTTTATTTAATTTTAGTTTTAACAACCATCGCTTGGGCATCTTACGTTTGCCCACAACTCCATCGACCTCATCAGGGCAACTGTCTCGCCACACCTTCTCAGCATCTTTAAGATTCATTG